CTTGTAAGCCTTTCGAGTCCTGACTTCTTCAATGCCCAATGCTGTTAACTCGTCCTTCACTTTCTTGAAGTCGTCATCAATAGAGTATACGGCACCATTGCTCATCAGCACCAACTCACACGCTTCCTGCTCGACGTAGAATAGCTGCCCGACAACGATCACCTGACCCTTGTCATAGTAGGCGTCACCCTCTCGGTCGATAGAGACGGAAGTCTGAGAGCCTTCAGGGTAGCGTTTGACGTACTCCTGCACAGACATAGCATGAAGCAGGAAAGCGTACTGAGCGTCTGACTTGTCTTGCAGATAGGAAGCAGGGTCGAACCAAACTCGGTCAATGAAGTTGGCTACTGGCTCAATCACTAGGTCTTGGTCGAATGACTGTGGATCGCTGTACTTGTGGCTAATCATCCAGCCATCGTAGCCGGTGGTGACCATGCCTCGACCGGCATTGACGTAGATATCTTTAGCTCGGCTGATCGACTCGATGTTTCTGACCAAGCCATCAATGACCATAGCAGTCTCTTTAGAGGCTGGGCCTGACATCGGGCTGACCTTGATGTCGAAGTCTGCAAGCTCGATGGAAGCAGTCACCTGATCGATGATCGGATTGACCTGATCGAACGTATATCTTGGCTTGCCGACATTATTAGTCCACCAGTATGGTTCCCACTGGCCGTCTCGCTTATCCACAAACAGGTGCGCTTCTCTGGCCTTCTCACGGTTGTCGTGATCAGCCTCTTGTGCCGACGACATAAGATTGAGCACTGACTGAAGGCTATCGAAGTCAATTGTGTAATCGCTATTGTCGCCTGATCCGTATTGAGCCATCAATTCCACCCCTTAAATTTAATCTGCTTGACCGCCTCTAGCTTAGGTTTCGGTCGATACATTGCCATCATCAGCGCATCAGCCATGTTTGGGCTGGGTATCTCGTAAGGCTTCTTCGCCATTTCAATCTTGGACATAATCTGTATCTTGCCGGTATTCGTTCGCTTAAGCGGTATTCGGCACACTTCAGACCGGAGCTGGTCAATCTTGTCGATGTTAGAGGACAGGGAGATCATCTCATCAGGGTTGACGTATTGGCCCTTCTTCACGGCCCTGTAGGTCGCCTCGAACCTGTCTCTGAGTCTCCAGTAATACTGCGCTCGCTTGTTGGCAAAAGTCTCTCGGTTGCTCTTGGCTCGCTGAGTACCACCATCTGAATACGGAACCTCGGCATCCTCTGGCGACTCTGAACCCTTGTACATAACGTAATCAATCTTCTTGTTCTCCAGCGCAGCGTCTACTTGTCGTTTGAGACTTACGCCTAGGCCGTCACAGTCCCATACAAAGTAATCTGCTCTGTCGGCCAGCGCAAGGTCTAGCGCCCAGTCCATGCCGTCACCAGCCTCTCCTGTGACCTTCTCGCTGACGTTTAAGACTACGTTGCCATGCCTGACTGCGTAACCCTTGGAGTCGCCTCCAGTGTCGCTGGGATCGTGTGAAGCAATGATAGCGCCTTCAGCCTTCCAGCCCATCTTGATATGCGAGTCAATTGCTGCCTCAAACCAGTCTACAGGAATGATTGTATCCTCAACCTCGTCGTAGAACTCGCCTAACCATATATGCCGGTATAACGCTGTGGACAAGTTAGCCTGGTCGTATGCTCTCTCCTGCTCAAGCACTGCTGGGAAGAACGGGTTGTCGTTAAAGTTGATCCAGATGATCAGGTGCATATCATCTTCGTAATAGCCTTCAGATCGAAGCTGCTTCTCGAATGGCTTGATGAACCGCTGGCTGAACGGGTCGGCAATCGATCTTGGGTTAGCTGTCATCCAGATTTCAGAGTCATCTGATCTCAGCGTAGGGGTCAGAGCCTTCAGACTGTCTGAGCTGATTGTCTGTGCTTCCTCCACCCAAAAGCGTTTAAACCCATACATGGATTTGATGCCTTCTGGGTTTCTTGCTAATCCTCTGAACTTAAAAGCGTCATCGCCCTTGAACTGTATCGAGTTAGCCTGGACAGTAAAGCCTTTGAGCTTGAGCCTTTCGATCTCGCCTGACAGCAGGGAGAGAACCGAGTCATCCATTGTGATCTGGTACTCTCTGAAGCAGGCTGTCTTGATACCTTTGGTCTGAGCATCCATCAGACAGATGTCACCTACCGACTGGCTCTTGCCTGATCCTCTGCCGCCTATTAGGATTTTGAATCGCTTAGGCGTAGTGATAAGTCGGCGCAGCTTGGAAGGTAACTTAATTTCCGGCATCAATCAGCCTCACAGTCCAATCGTGTTCTATCGGCCCGCCGTTCTCGCCCATGTGCTCCTGCTGGATTCTTTCTGAATAACCATGTTTAGTCAAAAGTAGTTTGGCAATCGTTGAGTTTAACGTCCCTGATAGACTGCCGTTTAGCAATCTACGCTCCTGTGCTCGTAAGCATTTGCTGACGATGTAAGAAAACTCTGCCTTGTTAGGGTCGTCTGCCCAGTCGTACACAGTATCCCTTGTGATATCTAGCTCAATCGCAAGTCCCGCCAATTGGGGTATAACGTCACCGCACTCGATGTATCCTCCGTCCACATAGGCTTTGGCTCTGGCTAAGATTTCATCGTTGTATTTAGTTGGTCTGCCGCCAGCCATTACTCATACCTCGCTGGCTTTGATCTCGCAGCAGTAGACAGAGCAATGGCGATAGCCTGCTTCTGTGGCTTGCCTGCCTTCATCTCGGCCTTGATGTTCTTGCTGATAGTCTTCTTGCCATAACCTTTTTTCAGCGGCATATCAACCCCCATGAGTGAGTAGTCATTATGCCATATCTCGATTAAATAAAATATATTTGATAAATCTGTATCTAGGCTATGTACAATGTATAACTACTGGACTATTATTCACACATGGCCGCAATTCAGCGGAGACAAAAGGGAAACGATCATGAACATCATCACAAGACTTACCGCCCGCATCGAAGAATACCGCGCAACCAACAATCAGCCCTGCAAGAACTACGGCTCTGAAGCGGCAGCAGAAAAAGCAACTGCGAAGATGGCTCAGGAAGCGGCAAATCACTTCCACGTAAAACCAAAAGAACAGGCAGAGTCAGCGCATTACGTTGTCTTCTACAATGCCGCTTGGGGCCGATGGGTGGGTTGCATTGACTTAAACGAACTGATTAGTAGACCTTCTAGCACAGGCGGCTACCTTGGCTTCTGCACCGGCTTTTACACTTACTAACTTATAACAACCTACCCGCCCCCTACGGGGGGCAGAGGAGAAGATTATGATCAAGACATCAAATAAGGCAGCACAAAAGCTTGGCGCTGATCTGGCAACGGAGCTGCACGCACAACGCACAATAGCGGCGCGAGAAGGAGTGTTAGCAGCAAAATCCGTAATACTAGATCAACTGAGTTATCTAACCCAAACAGAATTTCAAGACGGCTTCAACGAGAAGCTGGACGAATTAGAGCCGCTGACTTTTCCGCGCAAAGGATGGTTATCATAAAATGGCAAACTTCAAAGAAGTAAACAAAGCCCTCAAAGCAGCCTACCCGCTGCTAGACATTGAAGCAGTGCGCGGAGCAGGGTACGTCTACTTCGGCGGAGACGACGGGTTCGACAAGATCGATTCGATCTTTGTCCACCCAAACAGCACCAGCACCGAAGACATGATTCGTCTAGTGATCGAATCAATCTAACAACCACGGCCAAGGACGGCCATCAACCAAGGAGATCAACATGAAAGAAACAGATATTCCAAGTTCCGGCCTTACTAAACGTGAGATGTTTGCAATGGCGGCCATGCAGGGACTTTTAGCGAGTAAATCATTTGATTGTAGCAAGTTTGAGACGGGAGAGGAGTGGTATGAGTCTGTTGCATTTTCTGCCATAGCACACGCAGACGCTCTCCTTGCCGAGTTAGCCGAGGATGCCGAGGTGCCAAAATGAAAGAATTCGCTGCAATGATTGGCTGCTGCTTGTTGGCAGTGCTGATCGGAATACTGGTGGTGCTGCCATGATCAAGATCACATGGTACTCAATAAGCCTCGGAGCTGACATTAACACTTACGGGGACGAAGACTGGGACATGGATCACCTCTATGTCCTTGACGACAAAGGTAATATATACGAGGAATTGCCAGCCAATATGCTGACACCTCGCGCAGATATCGAAATTGCTGCGCTGATACAGGAAGCACTCAACAATATGGAGCCAGAGTGTGACGGCCCAGAGGATGCGCCAGAAGCACCTGAGTATTTTATCAGAGGAGTGCATTGCTGATGAATATTGACTTAGGTGTGCAGCCGGTTGGGTATGACAGGCATGGGCCAAAATACCTGCTGGAAGACGTTATGAATACGGTTATTAATCAAATAAATACAGATAACTATTTTACGCAATGGAGCAAGGACATGAGCAGTGACGTAACGAAAGCAACGGAAATTACACAAGATGCCACCAAGCGGTTCAATGTGGTTCTTGATGACTTTAAGAAAACGCACATGGATTTCTCTGATAATGCAAAGAAGGCTTCGTCATCCGTTCGTGTTGCAGCAGATGCAATGGCGGCAGGGCTTTTGAAGATAGAGCGCACCGCCAACTTTGACCGGCTGGAGCGCATGGTTGGCCTGCTTGAACGCGCAGCGGTGGCTATGACTACAATGGCTGACTTGGAAAAAGGCGGTCAGCTCAAGAAAATATCTGAGGCAATAAAATGAACATTGAACAATTGATAGAAGATAAGTCGTTTGCGCTGCACCCATGCCAAGGTGCGCCAATGGTGATTAAAGTGGAAGACCTGATTGATTGGTTAATAAGCGCCACGGCGCAGGAGAGTGGAAAATGAGGCTCTCGGAAAATTATGAGCGCGTATTCAATTGGATTGCGTCAGCGGCAGTGGCGATAGTCGTAGTGGATACCGCTATTATAGTCTGGAGAGCATTGTCATGAGCGCCACGGCGCAGGGCGCAGAATGAAGTACACACCATCAATGCAGTGTCACGCAGCAGGTCTTAAGAGCCTAGCTGAAGTCGCTAGAATCACTGGAGTCGGCAGACAGACGTTAATCAACTGGCACAAGAACAAGCCTCTGTTGTTCGCTATTGTGCTGGCTGGTTGCACTGTTTCAGCTTCAACCGGTAGTCGTCTCTGATCTGTCTAATCTGCTCAATTGTATACTTCTTGGGGTCTTGCGGCCCCTCTAAGTAATCAACTCCTTCCTGTCCGATCCTTTTGATTAACTCGACTCTGTAGGGAATCAGATTGCCGGACAAGTGGTTATTGCAGGGAGCGCACTGCTTGTGGATATTCCTCTCGTCAAACCTCAACTCTGGTGAGCTTCCCGTCGATCTGTAATGCCCTGCGTGATACTGCCCATTATGGTGTCTTCGGCAGGAAACGCATGGAAGCTCGCTGTCTCTTGCTCGGATATACGCATTAACCGCAACCTGAGCCTCTCTGAGCCATTCTGCTCTAGTTTTGATACTCTCCCTAGCCTTCTTGGTCTGTTTGCGCTCTACGGCCTTCTGAGAGCGTTTAAGCGATATCTGCCGTTTTGATGCTACTGCCAGACCGCAATCAGGTGAACACCAAGCAACCGGCCCTGGGAACACCTGTTCGGGTCTAAAGTAAACTCCGCATCCACCGCATTTACGCTTGCTGTTCATTGATTGCTTTCTTTTCCATTCGCACTGCCCATTTCTGCTGGTCAATCTGCTGTGGAGTCATGCCATCGTTTTCACGCAGCGAGTTACCTGGCGGGAATTGTTTAATCTCCCCACCTGCCTTCAAAAACTCATTAACGTAATCAATCATCGTGCCTCCCGATATTCTTCGAATGCTTTTAGTGATGGCTCGCTCCAAGAGATATTGTAATCAGCGCCGACTGAATACAAGTATTCAATGAACTCTGACATCTGCTGTTTTCCTAGATCGCTTGTCCCTTTCTTGGGTACGACAATAATCTGCGCTCCGTCTAAACTTGGAATCATCAACTGGCCTTGAAAGGTAGCCAGCAGGAAGTATCGCCATTGAGTTTCGTTTGTGCCCAGCAACTGGTGATTCATTCCTCTGGCTATGTCTCTGATCATTGGATGACACTTGTCATTCTGATCACCAGACCGCTTCTCTCTGCCAAGCGTAATAACTACAGGGCCAGCTCGCAATCCCTTGAATAGGTTCTCAGACACCCACTTCAGCCCTTCGCCTGCTGCTTGCAGGTCTAGTATTGTCCTGCTTATTGCTGACATTCAAGCATCCCTCCCAGGTGTGTAATCTCACGCTGAAGCTGCACTCTCCGCTGTGCGTCATCATCACAAAGTTCTTTCTGTGCAGTCTTCTGAGCTATTGCGTAGCGTATAAAGTTTTCGTCAATCATTTGACTGGTGCTCCATTAATTTATTTTTGTTAGTCCTATATATTCATGACAGAAACAAACCCTTGCAGCGTGTTTATGTTTGTGTCCAGATTCTTTTGTTACTCGGCTGCTATTGTAATCTTTGCGAGCCAACCTGTTTTTTGTTGTCGGCCTCCAGCTTGCACTATTTTCTCTGTATCCTCCCATTCGGTAGTTCGAGGTTTTTGAAAAGTAGCGCCCTCCAGCGTTTGTTATTATTTCCCCAACAGCATCCGATATTCTAACTCCTATCCCAAGCCCCTGATAATCTGGCAGCACAACGGTTCTGTGCTCTCTCCACGCATTTTTGAAATTACCGCTTGGGAATGCTAGGACAGAAGTAAATCCAATTGCGTTTCCGTCCCAAACTGCA